AAGGCCGCGCAGATGTCCTCGCGCGAGACGCGCCGGAGGTCCGGGAACTCGAGATCGGAGAGCGTGAAGCCCAGGGGCTTGATGTCCTTGACGGCGCCGAAGAAAGCGGGGGTTCCGCGCTTCCCGCGATCGACGACGCGGGCGCGATAGCGGTCCTGCATCGCGGTCGCGTCCTCGGTCGTCGCCTCGTCGGCCATGAGCACCGCGAAGGTCGGCGTCCCGTCGTTCGTCACCACCTGGCGGACGTACTGGGTCGCCTCGTTGTCCGCGAGCATCGAGCCGATCGCGGTCGCGCCGCGCGGATAGCCGAAGACCTCGGCCTCGAAGGGGCGGCCCATGTCCAGGTCGCGGAAGTGGAGCATGTCCTCGACGGGGATCTGCACGATGATCCCGGCCCAGTTCGCGTAGTCGTAGCGACGCGGATCGCCCTCGGGGTCGATCCAGACCTGTTGCATCGACTCGGCGTTGACCGCGCGAAGGCCGACCGGCGGACGGTTCGGCGCGGTGCGATCCATCTGGAAGAAGGCGTTCCCATAGCCCAGGTAGTCGACCGCGAAACGCGCGCGGAACTGGCGGGCCGTGAAGCGCGGGCCAGGGTAGTCGAGGAGCTTCTGGAGCGGATGGTCCTCGGGGACCCGGCTCTCGAAGTTGCCCCGCTCCTGGAGGACGACGATCGGGACTGACGCGACGATATCGGCGACCGCTCGGATACAAGCGTGGACGACGGGGTGCCGGTTGAAGCCCTGGGTCCGGATCGTCGAGCCGTCGTAGCGGTACTCGCCAGGGTTCGCGGTGCGGACGAGGGCCATCTGGGGCCCGCCCGGCATGTTCGGATAGGTGAGGGGCACGATCGCGCGCGATTCCTCGGCGGCCTCGGGCTTCTGCGACAGGACGCGGAGCGCTTCGCTCACGCGCGAGAGGAACGGTCGGCGCTTGTTTTCTGGCAAGTTGTGAGCCCCGCGTTAGGAGTCTGCCACCGCTAACAGTACGCGAGAGCAAGCAAGCGCGCAAGGCGTCAAGCTACACGACGAAAACCGAGGGCCCCTTCTTGATGAGCGGCGCGAGCGCGTACCGGACCGCGTCCCAGATGTGGTCGTTCCCCGCGACCAGGTGCGGGAGGACCTCCTCGGTCCTGGGGTCGGTCTTGTAGCGCCAGAGCCGGGCCTCCTCGATCGCGCGCTTGCATCGGGGGTGGATGACGATGTCGGTATAGCTCCGGAGGTGTTGGATACCGTCCTGGACGGAGCCCGACCACTTCGGCGCGGCCTCGGTCCGGAAGCCTCGCTTCTTCATCTCGGCAATCGTCTCCGGCCTGGCGGAGTCGGCCCGGATGACGTAGCGCCTCGCGTCCGGCACCTCGTCGAAGGCCCGGACGGTCGCGTCGGTGTCAAGCTGGACCCCGCCCGCCTCGTGCTCGAGGTAGAGGCGCCCGTCGTGCGTCCAGAGCCGCACCAGGGTCGTCGGGTCGTGCGCGAAGCCCCAATCGGCGCCGAAGTAGGGGCCCTGCCAGCCCTCGCCCGGCGTGAACTCGGCGACGCGCCACTTCCCGGAGAGCACCTGGGCGTCCGATCGGGCCCAGGGCTTCCCGCCCCAGACATGCGCGAAGGCTTCCGGATCGGCGCGGAGGAGCGCGTCGGCCTCCTCCCGGAGCACCGCCGGGAAGTAGGGGTTATCCCGGTAGGAGACGAACCGGATCATCGAGCGCTCGGGGGGCGTGACGACGAACCGTTGATAGGTCGCGTCGGACTCGAGGGCGGGGTTGAAGGAGACCCAGATCTCCGAGCCCGGCTTCCGGATGGTCGGGATGAGGACGCGCCAGGAGTGATCGGAGACGGCCTCGGCCTCCTCGACCCAGGCGATGTCGATCCCTTCGGTCGACTTGATCTGGGCGATGTCGCGGCGGAGCCCCTTGAAGAGGAACTCGGTGCCGTTACTGCCCAGGATGGCGGACTCCTGGATCGTGTAGAGGTTGCCCAGGCCGAGGAGCTCGATCTGATCGGCCAGGACGCGGTGCACCGAGTCGCGGATCGAGGCCTGATACTCTCGAGCGCAGAGGATACGGAGGGGCTGGGCGACGCCGTGCACCAGGAGGGCGCGGGCAAACTGCCAGGACTTCGCGGAGCCGCGTCCCCCGTAGGCGCCGCGATACCGGAGGGCGCCGAGCGGGGGGTCGAAGAGATAGCCGAAGGCCGCCGGGGTCGGGACGGAGAGCGTCGTCATCCGAAGAGGTCAGGCTCGGCGCGTTGGCTTTCCCAGTAGGCGATCCGACGCTGGGCGATCTCGACATACTCGGGCTCGAGCTCACAACCCAGGTAGCGGAGCCCCTCGAGGACCGCCGCGCACCCGGTAGACCCCGAGCCGTTGAAGGGGTCGAGCACGAGACCGCCCTGGGGCGTGACAAGCCGACAGAGCCAGCGCATCAGGGCGATAGGCTTGACGGTGGGGTGGTGATTTCGGGATTTGACAACTTCTGAACCAGCAATCCATTCAGGATTTTCACATTGACAAGTTCCGCTCACGTTGACCGCTTGGCGTCCGCATTTTGCGCACCGCTTTTGTCCATACGTTCCAGAACGTTCCGGCATCCCGTCCAGGCCCGCTTCCCGTTCCCGGCGCGAGACCTTCGCCGTGTAGAAGAACCGCGAGGCACCGCCAGAGTCGCCGTAGCCGATATCTGGCGTTCCCGGAGGAGCTTTCCCCCATCCCGTCACACCGTTCGAGGTGACGCCATTGCGCTTGACTGCCACCCCGGCCTTCCGCTCACCGCTCTGCGCGTCCAGCAACGCCGCCGCGTCCTCGTCGAGGCAGACGTTGGCGGGCCAGCGACCTGCGGGGTTGCCCCCACCGACGCCTTGACGGTTTGCGTGTGCGTTCCATCCCGCTCCCTGACCTAATGCGCTGGCCCCATTTGGGCGCGACGTGTCCTCCTCCGTCCCAATCCGGCACCCATCCACGTTGATGGCCCCCGTCCCGTACTGCGTGACGTTCGCGGCGACCGTTCCCGAGAGCGGCTTGCGGGCGAGGATGATGGGCTCCCACGCGGGCTTCAAGGCCGTCCCCCAGCCGTGCCAACGTTTCGCGGCGTCTGTGGCGGGGGCGGTGATGTCAAGCGTCGTGGCGCTTCGGTCGTTCTCTTGCCCCGGTGCAACCGCCAAGAGGTTGCCGTCTTTCTTCCCCACCACCTCGCGTTCGGCGGCAATCCGCTCGACCAGCTTGTCCACCCAATCTGGCACCTCGCCGCAGAGCGGGCGTAGCTTGGTCCAGAGTTCCGGGGTTGGGATGGCGGGCTGGCTTCCGGCGGTCAGGTAATGCGACCCCATAAACGTCCCAGTCGCCGCATTGACTTGCGATGCCGTCACGCCAGTTGTTCGCATCCACGCCGTGAACCGATGCAGGCGGTCGGTCTCACCGTTCACCTTGTCAATCGCCTTGTCCACCGCGAGCGATTTCGGGAACCCGCTACCGTACAGCCACGACAGGCAGTCCCGCACTTCCCATCCCGCGTCCTCGATCGCGACCGCGAGCCGGTGGAAGGTGCGGGTCCCGCCGAAGGCGACCAGGTGCGCGCCAGGCTTCGCGACGCGGAGCGCCTCGGCCCAGAACTCGGCCCCTGGTACCCCCTTGTCCCATTCCTTCCCCATGAACTCGAGCCCATATGGCGGGTCGCTGACGATGGCGTCGACACTCTCGGCGGGGAGTGCTCGCATGATGTCCCGGCAGTCGCCGTGCCGGACTTCCCAGGAATCGGTCACCGGTCGGCGTCGTCCTGGCTGGGCGTCACGAGCTCGACGCGGATCGCGGACGGCGGGAGCTTGTCACCGCCGGTCGTGTGGTCGACCGACTGCTTCGGCTTCCCGAAGGCCCGATCCAGGAGCGCCTCGGCGGCCCGGATGTCGCCCCGGACGGCCTTCGCGCGGAGGGCGAGGAGGGTCTGCTCGAGGGCGGTCCGTCCGTCCTTCTCGTCGGCCAGGATCTTCGCCAGGGCCTCGGAGATGTCGGGGAGCTTCGGGCGTCCGTTCGGGTTCCCGGACTGTCCCTTCTTGAATCGGCTATGAACGGGGGGAAGTTGTCGGGGCATAGGGTCGCGCCTGTTTCGCGCCTGAAAGGGTGACGAGTGACAAGCTAACGCGGCGGCCTGTCAAGGTGCCAGCCGGAAGCCGGGATGCTTGACGTCGAAGAGGGTCCAGTTCAGGCCGTGGTCGGTGTTATCGGTCACGCGTCCGACGTCGTGGACGAAGTAGTTCCAGCCGCAGATCGGGAGGTAGGCCGTGGTCGCGCCGTCCTTGAGGCATCGGACCCAGAAGTCGTAGTCGTGCGCGTAGGGGATATGCATGTCGTAGCCGCCGACCGCGCGCCAGCGAGAGGCCCGGACGACGGAGGACTGCCAGATCTTATTCCCCTCGCGCATGGTCTCGAGGGTGACGGCGCCGGGGGCGCGGTAGAGGTCCAGGATCACGCCGGACGCATTGCGGACCCAGACGTCCGAGTAGGCGATGTCCGCCCCGGTCCGGTCCATGGTGTCAAGCGCGGCCTCCAGGTAGCCGGGCTCGAGGGTGTCGTCGTCGCCCAGGATGACGAAGTAGTCGCCGGACGCGATCGCGGCCAGGCTGTTCCAGTTATTGAAGAAGAGCCCAGGGTCGGCGGAGAAGTTGACGAGGACCTGGATCTGGGACATCGGGAGGGTCTGGGCGAAGACCGAGGCCAGGGCGCGCGGGAGGAGGGCCCGGCGGTGCGAGGCGATGAGGACGGAGACGCGGATC